TTTGGAATAGTGGCATAGGTAGAAACACTAATACGAGTAATGGTCAGGTCAGCCTGATTACTGGTTTGGTTAGCATTTGTACGAATCACATGATCCAGCAAATCAATCGTGTCAGTTGGCAATGGATATGTGTTCAAACCAGGAACCATCGTGAATGATCCCTGCTCTATGGTCCACATATTGATGCCACGATTCTGCCACTCGATGGTCATCAGGTTCATTGAACGACGAGCAGTGCGCAGGTCATAGCCTGTGCGCATTTCACGACCGGCACGCTCCCACGCCTCTTCCGCCAATTCGGTGAAGTCTAGGTCAAAGGACGTTGTACCAGTAGTTAAATTAGTCATTTTCTATCTGCAGTCGTGGACAGATGATAATCAAGAAGCTGCACGCATATTATCAATCAAATTAGGATAGGGTCTTCCCGCCTTCTTTGCTGATGCTTTAGCTTTAGCTTTCTTTGCAGCACTAAGCTTTTTGTGTTTTTTGGCTGGGTTTGGAGTATCCCAAACCTCGCCACCACGCTTGTAGAGCGATACATCTTGGGGATGATCCTTACGATGTATCGTCTTCTTACCAGGCATTTTGGATGGGTTAATATCACCCATCCCACGACTGGCTAGCATGCCTTGCCACCATGAGACATATGCTTCTGGTGCTTGTGCAAATGCTCCACTGTATCGTGGTGCAACTTGTGACCAGCAGCATGTTCTTTATAGTGGTGATGGTGGTGAACGTGTCCACCAGCCTCGTGCTCAGCCATCATCTCATGGTGCATTTTGTGCTCATGGGGATGCTCATGACCAGCAGGATGAATATGTCCGTGACTGTGTTTCATGGTTTACTCCTTATTTCTTGTGGTGGATTCTGCCACCGTGCTTCTTTGCATTGATGATAGGACCGTCACCGATGGTATTGCCCTTCATCTTTTCTTGCAATGCTCTTGTGTGACCACGCTCTTGGATCTTGTGTTCGCCATGCTTGAGGTTACCTTTTCTCAAATCACCGCTTTTTTCCATCTTAGATGGCTCCATACGAACGTCACCGCCCTTAGCATAGTGGTGCTTAGTAGCTTTACCGCCGTGCTTAAGTACTTTCTCGCCCATGTCTTTGGAATGAGGTTCACCCTTCTCCATAGTCTTGCCACCGGCTTTCATCGCCATCTTGAGGTGATGGTGAGCCATCTTCATGTGCTCATGGTGATCCATAGCTTTACCGCCATGTTTCATAGCCATGCCAGGAGCAGCAGCGGGAGCTGCCATAGGAGCAGGAGATGCTCTACGACGTGCTGCCATAGCGCCCAACAAAGCTGCGGCTTTGGGGCTCATACCACCGGCTGCCATCTTCTTTGTGTGACCGCCACGCTTCATAGCTTTGGCTTCGTGCTCTTCTTCACCTGCAATGCGGCGAAGTTCTTTTGCCTGATTTAACTCATGCATTTTCTCTGATTTCATATTACCACCTTGTTTAAATGTGCGGCCTTTGTCCGCTTTACTGAACTCCTGCCCCACACTGCGAGGGACTCCTACTTTCTTGGCGAACGATGCTGAGTGAGCAATCGCTTCCATGAAATTGTGCTGTTTTTTGCTAGACGATGGCATGGGTATTCTCCACTAGTCGATCAATCTTTGCTTCCAACCTGTCCAACCGATCCAACACTCTGTTGATATCGGCATGGACTTCTGCTTTTGTCACATACTCTTTTGCCATCTCTTCCCGTGTCCGGTTTAGCAAAATAGTTATGCGTTGCAATTCTGCTGATTTCTCTCTCAACACCCAGCCTAAAATACCGACAAGCAAGGAGAGAACTGCATTCCACATGGTCGTATCCATTAGACATACTTCCCTTTTGTGTGTCCTCTTACGGCACAACCATCAGCACATTTCCAAACACGTAAGCTTTTGTTAATCCGGCTGTTTGGGTCGTTGGCTGTCTTGGATGAAGTTAACTTCTTCTTCATCCCCTCCATCCTGGCACAGAAGCTTTTCTTTCTTGATCCGCCCTCGGGTTGAGGAGCTTTTAAATGCATCCCCTCCTTCTCGGCCGATGCCCTTCCCTTGGCGTTTAGACCGCCATTCGGATTCTTCCCTTCTGCTCTTTGCCATGCTGGTGTCTTAGCCATTTACGACTTTCAGTTTGGACTCACGAATACCCTCTAATAGCGGTACAACAACCTCTTCTCTGAAGTTGTTTGTAAATGTTTCGCTACCAATATGGGGCAAACTTATATCTACATCAACATGAACCTTGTAACCCAGCTCTGTGGCTCGGTCACAAAATAAATAATCTTCACCTACATAGTTGTCATCTTTGATTGCAAAATCAAACAAGGCATACATTCTTTCACCAGTAGGCTTGTTCTTATACGACCACTCAGGATGAGCTTCAATCATTCCCTCAATGACGTGACGTTGGATCAACATGAATCCTGTACCAATGCGCTTCACACGCATCATGGATCCTTCAAATTCCAACTCACCATCATCAGTCCAATACAGATCTGTAAAGAACTTCTTGTCTTTTGCTCTGCGTGGATATGTTCCAGCAGTGATATCTTTGTCTGCGCTCTGAGCCATCAAACGAAGAATATCGTCTGGCGTTACTATGACATCAGAATCAATAAACAAAAGCTCTGTGCACTTGGTCTTCAAGAACTCAGCAACAAGCGAGTTCCTGGCCATCGTGATCAAAGAGCAATTGGATATATCAGAAAGCGTAACGGAAATACCAAGACGCATAGCTTCAGGCATCAGCTGTGCTATTGCGTATGCAGTCTTGATATTCAAGCGACCGTCATGGCAAGGTATGCCAATGAACAAGTTCCTACCTTGGAGGACTGCTTGTTTAGCTTCAGCCATACGTTACCTGCGTTGAATTAATATTCACGGAGTTGGCATATATTCCTGATTGGCAAAGGATGCCTTCTCCAGGAAGAAGCACTTGGTATGGTTGTACGTTAGTACCAGTATTGATACCTAACACCCATGCACCACCATTTGCAACATAATTACACACAGTGCTTGTTGCAATTGATCCAGAATTCAAATCAGTGATTGTGAATGTGTTTGCATCTGTAACTGTAATTGTATAGTTACCAGAAACAGGAGCAACGTTACTTGCGGCTACGTAAGCAATGCCTACCTTAGCGCCAGTTTGCAAACCATGCCCAGTGGATGTCACTGTAACAGTTGTACCAGTACGGCCATATGTGGCAGCAGTAGGAGCTACGGCAGTGTCAAAAAAATCAATATATCCAGCAGTTCCGCTACCAATAATGGTCGCTTGTTTCAAACGAACTCTGCCAACATATAAGAACCCAACACCCTGAACCTTTGACGTTCTTACGTCATATTGCATTGTCATGATTGATTTCCTTTTTAAAAAAGTTAAAGAGAGGGGCCTAAGCCCCTCATCAATCAGTCAAAGTTACCGTAGGGGTAAGTTGTAGAGTTACCGATGTTTGCATCAAGCTGTGTATAACGAACTGCTGCTGTAATAGTACCAGCTGTTATCACGGGCAATGTAGTTCCTGTACCAGCGGTATAAGGAATCGTAAATGTAATCACAATTTGTGACATCAAACCAGCATAAGGACCAGTGCCTGATGTTGGAGAAATTGTAATGTCACCAGTTGTTGAATTGCTAGCAAGCAATTGAGCACCAGTTTGTGTGATTGTGTTGCGTGCTGCAGAAGCGTTTACAGAAGTAATGCTACCGTATGTAGTAGTATTAAATCCATTGCCCATGCTAGCAGTAACTGTTCCAAGAGTACCACCTGTAGCAGTAATAGCTACGTTGGTGTCAATCAAGAAATCATTGATGTTTGAACCGTATGGTACGTAAAACACGATACCACGATACAAAGTACCTGTACCGCCTGTACCTGCGTCAGCAGTGATGGTTGCAGCAACAGGAGGATATACCGTTGCGGAAGGTGTATAAACAACTGCGTTGGTATTGGGGATGCCATTACCATTTACAAATTGACCTGATACGCCAGCATAGCCAGCAGTACCGTTAGTTGTGTTTGTTAAAACGATGCTAGTCTCTTGGGCTAGATCTGTATAACCTACATTGCGAAGTGGACCGAATCTGCTATCGCCAGATAGAATTGGACCTTCAAACGTTGCGCGTCCCATAGTATTGCTCCTTATGCAAAAGTATTCTTGCCGATTGTTGCATCATCTGCTGGGGCAGTGGTGGCAAGAATGATTACCCAGTTCTCAATAATATACACTATTCCAACGGAGAGTCAACAATTTTGTTTGACTTTTTTAAGTTTTCCTCTTGGGTGATTACACGCAAATTCCAGGGTACGTGCAGGCCACATACAAAATTTGAACGCAATGGAATAATGTGATCTACAACATATTGTTCTCC